GGATCGTCGAACGAATAAAAGTCGGGCGTGTATGAAGCCTCGTCGTATTCCGCTGCGTCTCGCGTCAAGTCGTGCATCGAATATTTTTTTTCGCATAGTTTTTTTCTTTTGCAAATAGTTTCTCGTTTTTTGGCTCTGAATAAAAGGCGCGATATGCCGCTCCTACCGAGAAAAACAGTGGCGTATTTGCAGGCGTCCAAACATCCACGGAAAGCCGCCTACAAAAGTCTATTTCGTCACCCTATCTACAAAGCGCGATATGCCGCCTTGCATAAGCACCGGAGCGGAGACGTGACGTTCTCCGTTTCGGTTTTTCATAAGTTTAATTTCGATGTCGGGATGGTTTGCATGGTCGATGTGCAAGACATAGTCGGCGTGATGACCGATGCCCCGCGACTCGCGTAGCTCGCCCTTGTCGTTTAGTTGAGAAGCGGTCAGGACGCAAACATTTAAATGCAGCGCCATGAGCTTGAGACGGCGCACAACCTCGCTTACTTGTTGCTCGCGTGTCTCGCTCTTGCTGTCGGCGGACGGCGAGCATAGTTGGATGTAGTCCACAACAACCCAGTCAAGGCCGGTGCGCTTGAGTTGCCGGCAAATGCTCTCGATACTGTCGATATCCGAAACTTTGTCGCAAATTGTTATCGGGAGCGCCGATATTTCGGCGATTCCTTTTTGCATTCCGTCGAGGTGAGCTTTATTCGGATTTTCGTATGCAGAGACGCAACGCCATCCGCTTTTGGATGCGACTAGACGACCGATGACTTGCGTTGCACTCATCTCTAGGCTGAAGATTACCCCATTCTTGGCGTTTATAGCCCCGTGCAGGGCAGTTTGAAGCAAAGCAATAGACTTACCGCCCGAAGTCTCCGACGCAAACACAGCGAGCGTCCCACGCTCAAATCCGCCGTTCAGCTTTTCATCCAGTCCGGTAATGCCGGTTCGGAAGCGTTCTGGTGGAGTGGTTTTTTCTAGTTCGTTCAGCAACTCGGCGCATTGCTTTTTGAGCGATACGGCGTCCGTTTGTTCCTCATCAGCGTCCGCAAGGTGTTGGGCGATACCGTTGAGATCAGCCCGCATTTCGCGGATGTCGTCCCTGCTCTCTGCCAGCTTTGCCATGGCCTTTCGATACCGGCGGGCCTTGAGTAAGTCCCTTCGGAAGTCGAGAGCGGCTACAGCGTCACCGGTTGGATATGCCGTGAATGCTTCGGTGACGCCGTGGTATCCGCCCACGTCGAATATCAGCCCTTTTTCTTCAAGCACCGCCTGGAGTCGGAAGATGTCCGACTTGAAGCCTTCGTTGTGGCATTCCTTGGCCGCTGAGAGCAGAGCGCGGTTGGCGTGCTCGAAGAACAGATCCGCGTCCCACTTCGCGGCGTCGAGCACTTCGTAGTTCTGCAAGATGATCGAGATCGCGGCCTTCTCTGCTGATGGAGCGGTTGGGACTGCCGGCCTTGTGCTTGTTTCTTCTCTTTTTAAAATTGGCATTTTGTTCCCTTCTTTTTGCTTCTGGATAGCTTCGCCTCTCGCCTTAAGCGAGAGAGGCGAAGCCTATCTATCTACGTTAGTAGATAGATATTCTATCTATCTAGGACTGACATGGTTTGTGTTGGGTTTCATTTGGGTTATCGTTGGGTTTCGTTTGGGTTATTTACAGACGCATTCCGACTGGTTTTTTTGCAGGCTTAGGAGCTTCACTTTTTGGACGTCCACCCTTTTTTCCATTTCGATAATTTGCGAACAATTTCTTGTTTTGATCCTGCCATTGATGGAGCACAAGAGCATCACCTTCGCGTCTTGCGTAGCCGCTTTCTATCAACGCATTTTCGAGTTGATCCGGGTCACCTGTCCAGTCGGCTATCGCTGCGACGATAGCTGCTGGCTTTTCGATGCGCTCGCATTTTCTGAACTGGCATTGAGACCAGAGTTTGAGAAGGCTGAAGACGCCTGCGTGACCGGCTAGGCGTAGCAGGATTTTCGTCTTGTAATGGTCAGGGAAGTCAGGTGATAGGATCATTGTAAGTCCTCATCTATATATGGCAAAGGATCGATTTGCGCCTTTATTATAAGACCGCACTTTCTACATTTGCATTCGCCAGATTCATTTACATCCATTTCAAGTTCACAGCACTCAGGCACTTCTTCTTGCTCTGGTGGATCGTTCCAATAGTCGTTCATTGCTTGCCCTCCATTATCCAACCGACAAACTCACCCATGCGGAAAAACTCAACAAACTCGCTACCAATCTCATTACTAAGCGGCCTTTGCACTCCAGAAAGTGATATATCTTTACTAATAACATCATCCGGAGTCGCTCCATTTGCTAACTTCCATTCCATCGTTAATCGGCGTAAAACCGTTCCAATATATCCGTTGGGCGGGTTGCACTTTTCAACAATAATAATAGCCCCACCAGTTCTAACATTATCCTTTAGTGTCTTAATGAGTTTAATTCTGCCCTCTATGTCGATGAACATCAAACTTAAAAAAGAGATTGCGACTGAGAATCTTTCGTACTTAAAATCGCAGGCATCTCCTATAATCAACTCCCCGCCACCTTTATAAAGAACGCTCATTTCTCGGCTTTGCTCCAACGCAATTAATCTTGCGTTCCTTTGCTCAATAACCGCATTTAATGCCCTGCCTATATTTCCTGTGCTTGCGCCGATATCATAAACAATGCCATGATCGCAGATATAATTTTTGGCAATGCAAGCAACCATTTGAGTCGCTAATTCATACCAGGGTAGTTGTTCGCGAACGTGAGTATCGAACCCGCCAGCTATCTCTTTATCTTTAAAAGTCCAAGTAGTGGGAATTTTCATTTTTTTATTTGCATTAAAATGCTCTCTTGAATTTCTTTTGCTATTGCTTTCATTAAAAGCGGCGGGACAGCGCGGCCTATTCTTTCACACTTTCGTTTATAATTTCCCGTAAGGATAAAATCATCAGGGAAACTTGACAGCCGTTTAAGCTCAGAGACCGTCAATTCCCTATCTTCCTTTGGATGAACTAAGCCTGCGCCTTTATTGCCCTGCCTCTGGCATATTGTAGGGCATGGTCTGTCTCCCCTTATCCTTTGCAACCCAAAGTATGAACCGTTGGATTCAGGAAGAGTGTCGCCGCTTTCTCCCTCCTTTAGTTTTTTGATCATGCCATAAATTTTCGAGGTCGGATTATATTGCGATTCTTTGATTTCTTCTTCTGAGTTAATTAAATCATTAAATGCGTCATTTGCGGTGAAATATGTATTTTGTTGTAAAGGAAACTTTGGAAGCAACCCTAGATCATTTCTAACGCCAATAAAGATTGTTCGTTGTCTAGCTTGTGGGACTCCATAGTTGACCGAGTTAAGAACTCGAAAATCAACCTTGTATCCGCAAGCCATAAGCGTTCTTATTATTGTGCTACTTTGGTCGTCAAACATATCATCTTGAAATGATCCAAGCATGGATGTCGCAACTCCCATTGTTATTCCCTTGACGTTTTCAGCAACAAAAACCTTGGGTTGCGTCTCTTTTATTAGCCTCGCATACTCATAAAATAGATCATCTGTTCTTTGCGATTTGTCTGAGTATTTTTTAACCTTCCCCCAGTCATCTTCTCGATTTCCGGCTGTCGAAAATGACGCGCAAGGAGGCGATCCATCGAATAAATCAATCTCCCCAACATTAAGCGAAACGGCATTAAGAATATCGCTTCCGCTTACCTTACGAATATCCCTTCCGTCTAGGATTGTCGTTTTGTGATTTGCTTTATAGCACTCTCTTGCTGCGTCGATAAATTCATTAGCCCAAAGAACCTTAAAGTTTGCCATCTTATATCCAAGAGAAGACCCCCCACATCCGCTAAAGGTTGAAACTGCGTTGTAACCGTTCCATGCAAGATTGTTGATCTCTTGCATTGATTGAATTTTATATTTTTTATCAATAATTTCCATAATTTAAAATGTTTATTGCTTCTTCCTTAAATACCTTACCAAGACCTCGTCGGCCTCCTCCTCGATCCACCGCGTTGACTGAGTAACGACCTCAAGCCAAGTGCCGTCGATGAGGATTTCCCAATCCCACCGAAAGCAGTCGTCTTGATGGTTCGGCCAACAGCGTAGAGGATACCCTTTCCAATGTTGCATTTGGTCATTCATCTTGTCCTGATAGGAATTGGCGGAGCGCCTTGTTTTCTTTAACGAGTCGATTGTTTTCTTCTGTGAGCGACTCGATGCGAATGTTTAATAAGTCTACAAGCAATTCAAGATCAGCCATCTGTTCTTTAACTAGTCTTGCGAGATTTAGTAGTTTTGTTATGCCGTCGAACATAGTCTTCAATTCTTTCTAGGTGTTGTTCTGCCAATGCTCTCCCCTCCGGCGTGTCGTCGTATGTGTGTTGGTAGACCGGCAGCGGGTCGCCCCTTTCGAGACGCAGGCCAACAGGACATTCATTCATACAGATGACCAACCGGAGCGAGAGAGTTCCGTTCATCTATTAAAACGGAATGTCGTCGGTTTCGTCAGCGGGTTGTGCAACATAGCCGTTGCTTTTGGCAACGATATGTTTGTCCGTCTTGGCCGCTGGCTTGCGACGGTTGCCAAGCCATTTGGCTTTCTCGTCTCCGAACAACCAGCGTTCTACGCAATTAAACTGGTGATCTGGGTTGGTTTGACCTGGCTCTACGCCGATGACGCAGACTCCTTTTTCGCCAATAAGGTCTTCGGCTTCCACCGTCACGTCTTCGCCTGGGACTACGGCCCGACCGATGCTAGACAGCACCTGATCAACCTTCCACGCTGCCTTGGGCGTGAACGTGAGATGTTCCCACATCTTCGGCCCTTCTACGCCGCCTTCAAGGATGACGGCGACATCGAGCTTGATCGTTGGGTTTCCTGCTTGGCTCGTCTTCTCAACGGCCTTGATGATTTCCACTTCGTATGTTCCTGGCTCTACGAAATAAATCGCCGCCTGTTTTGGTTCGCTTGCTTTGTATGTTGGCATATTTTTGTTTTTCTATTTTATTTTTGTTTGTCTGAGTTGGAGCGAATGCGCTCCGGTTTTTACTGCTGTTGTGTCTGGCTCTACGCCGTTATTGGCGCAGAGTTCCAGATAACTCTTTTCTGAGAGCTTACCGCCCATCGCGAGTATTAGTGTCTCTTTGCTGATACCTTCGGAGGCTTTAGCGATAGCTTCATGCTCCACAAATTTCCTTCCGCTCATGCTGGTTAACTTCCATCCGGGGACTTCGTCTCCGTTTTCGAGTCTCGTTTTAAGGTGACCTAGCACTGGCTCCGCGATCTCCTTTTCAGCTAACTTCCACTCTTTTGCGAACGCTCCCATGCTCTCCGCTGTTGCGAGGATGCGTTGGCGGATCGCATCGATGCTGTTGCCGGTAACGTCGGGGATAAGAGCGACCGCGCTTTCAGCCTGTCTGACGATGGCGTTGCAGTTATTGTAGTGCTTGCACCACGAGCAATACTCGCAAGGCGTCGGCTTCGCCTCCGCGCTTGTTGCGCGGTCGATTGTGCGCTGCGTGATCTGTTTGGCCTCCTCGTAGCTAAAATCATAGCTGCGAATCATTTTTTGATCGACATAGATGACGTGCGCCGTCCAACTCGTGTCGAAATTGTCTTCCATACAGGCCAATGCGTAGGCCGCGAGTTGCTCGCGGTAATTCCGCACCTGCCCCGTCTTTATATCCGCGACCCACTTCTCGGCCTTGCAGACTGCGTCTGCCGTGCCGAGCTTGCTAAGTCCAGGAACTGCCATCGCTAGATACTCTTCGCGAGTCTCGACAAACGAACCTTTTGCAAGGCGCGTCAATTCCTCAACTCCGTAGGCGATAGCTCCGGCGTCTTCGCCAACTATTGCAACGTCATGTTCTGCCGAGATAAGGTTTCGGATCGCAACGTCAACCGCCGTACCGCGCTCCGCTGCCGCGCTTGTGCCGTTTGCGCCCTCGAAGAGAGCACATTCTGCGAGCTTTGGAAGCGTGCTAGGTGATATTTCTTTACTCATTTTTTTAATTCTACATTGGTCAAGTGTTGTGACAAATATTGGGTAGTATTTGTCACGAGTTCGCCTTTCTCCATTCGACCGCCGTGTTCACAAACTGATCAACGCGAAGCGCAACGCGATGCAGATATTCCGGAGCGCAATCTCTCCACGTCTGCTCGCTTGTCAGAACGCCGCGAGCGATAAGGAACTGGTTCACCGCGCCTTCGTGCTCTACAAGTCGGGCCTGCCATCCGACCATTTCGTCGGCTTCAACGATATGTTCTGGCTGTTTAGTTGCAACGGCCTCGAACAAGTGCGCGACCGATGCCCATTCCAGCGGCAACTCTTCCGCAAGGCCGCTGCGGGTCTTGGCGTCGTAGGCTGCCGAGTGCGTTGTTAAGATGATGCGCTCCTTGCCGCCGATGCCTTTGCCCTTGCCGGAGTCCGTTGTTGAGACCTTGGTCTTGAATCGTAAAAACCAAAGCTCGTCCGCAAACTCTTTCAAGAGTGGCGCCGATTGTTTGCTTAGTTTCAGTTCGTAACGGTCATATGCAGCCAATGCGTCTGGAGCCTCGAATCGCACTATCTTGCTGTGCGCGATCATGACGACATTCTTGCCGGCGTCAATGAGTTGATCGACGGATGACAGGAACCGGCTCATGCGCTCTGCGACCATAACCCAACCTTTACCGAAACCGAAGTCTTCGATGCTGGTCTTCTTGGTCGAAGCGAGTAGGTCTTCAACGCACAGGCGTTCTGCCCAATCTGCGCTGTCGATGACGATGGTTTTGTAATCGGTGGCTTTGGCTTCAGTTAACGCATCCGTTAATTGTTTCCAGTTGCTGATCTCGCAGCGATCCACATCGAGGTGGCTTGTGCCGCCCTCGATGTCCAAGAATAGCGGCTTCGGGAATTTGGCTGCGAATGTTGATTTGCCTACGGATTCGACGCCGTAGATGACGACGCGCTGGGCGCGTGTTTGTTTTCCTTTTGTTATTTTCATTTTCTATTTTCCTTTGTTGTTTGTTGTTTTACTGCGGTGATTGGTTTCTTTTGTAATCTTGCCAGTCTCGATTATTTTTGTGTAATTCTTTTGCATCTGCGAATTGCTTCTCCCAATTTTTAGGTAGAGGATGCTTTACTTTACGTAGAGCATCAATGCGCTTAAAGTAAGTATCATATATTTCTGGAGATTGCATTTTAGCTTTTTTGTAAAGCTCTTTTAGGGCTTCAGTATCTTCTTTATGCATTTTAGCGTTATACTTATATCCACGGATTTTCCAGTTATCTTTAACTATTGCATTAATTAAAACATCATCGTACCAATGTTGGTAACGCGTACAAGACTGTGATTTGTTTTTTGAGCGGCTGCCTATTGCAATAATTTCTTTATCAGCTTCTTCAATATCAATCCCGGTTTCTGTGTCATAAAAATTCCCATGAACACCTAAAAATACCCACGGATAATCATATTCGTCCATTTCCATTGCGTGACCAATAATCTCAAGTTCTATTAGGTCTTCAGATAGTTGGCCTGCAACAAAGGGTTTAATCCACCGATCAACTTGTTTTGCGCATATTGAATAGCAATCTTCCTCAAATAGTCTTACTTCTGATGGGATTTGATATTTTTGTCTAAGTTTTAGTTGTGTTGATTGGTATCCTTCATCTCCGTCATAATCAGCTTTAGAAAGCATATCTTGGCATTCTAACAAGCGATGCAGCCTGTCCTTAATCTCTGCAGCGGCGAGTTCAACTTCAGTCTTTGTAAGCTCTCTATTATTCTTATCGGCTTCGGTTTGGGTGTCCATAATTTTAATGATTCTCCTTTATTTAATGTTTTCTGTTTTTGGTTTTCTATTTCTGTTTCTTTTATTTCACTTGGGCATTCTCTGCTGGTTGTTGTTATCACTGATCCATCTAAACTAAATATCTCTTTATCGTAAATACTACCATGCAATAGTCCGTTTCCTGCAAGATCAAGCACCGTGCAATATTCCTTTTTAGGTGACGGCCTAAGTCCTCTTCCAGTCATTTGACGCCACAAGCACCGGCTATATGTGAATCGATTTAAAACTATCATGTCGATTCCAGGTATATCATTTCCCTCTGTAAAAATGGTATGATTTAAAAGAACCTTAACGTCTCCGGATTTAAATTGCAGAACGGATTCATTTCTATCATCCATCTTCATATTTGAAGTGACTATTGCAGAAGATATATTTCTTTTAGTCAATTCATCCATCATTTTATATGCTTCTTTTATGCTATGTGAATAGACCAATGCTTTTGTAAAGTTATGTTGAGACATTACAAGAGCCGCTGCCTTGGCTTCCCATTCTGATTGTGTTTCTGAAGCGGGAACAAGTACCTTAGCTGCGCACAACCATCTGTCTTGAGTCAAGGTATATATATCTGGGCCAGAGATTATCTTACTAAATCCACAACTGCCAAGACCTATCCCATCTCCGCGATATGGCGTAGCTGTTAAGCATATTACTATCGCATTTGGATTGTCATTTATTATTCTTTGATAGCTGTTAGCCGCTACATGATGCCCCTCATCTACAATTATTGATGCAAACCCCTTAATGTCATTACGCGATTGTGACATAATTAGCGTTATGTCCGAATTGTGCTTTTGAACCTGTTCAGCTAATTCAACCCTGTGCGTTATCCATGCTATTGGTTTTGGAAGCATTGGAATTATACCTTCTATTGCTAGGATTGTTTTGCCTGAACCTGTTGGGCAAGAAATAACGATCTTGCTATGATCGATCAAAGAATCCTTTAATTCTTCAATAACTGCACTTTGGTAGTCTCTTAACATTTTTTGTTCGCTGCATATACGGCTACAGCTAATGCCGCCCACGAGTGGGATTTGATGCCGTAGGTTGGCCCCGGCTGGGCTTTTGTTCCCTGCGGCCCGATGAGATCGAGCAAGGCTTGGCGCACGTTGGCGTCTTTTGCTCGCATCGTTCCGCACAGGAAAAGTTTAATGTCTTTACGAAAGATCAACTCGACGTCCACCCTAGCCACTTCGATAAATCGTCCGATCCAAACGCAGGTTTCGAAGGTTGAAGCACCGACGGCCATTCCGTAGCTAGCGATCATTTCGCAGGCCACTCGATCGTATTCGCGACCGATAAGAATCTGGCGTATCTCGGCATTCGGAAGATGGCCGTGATCAACAATCTTTCCGTGGTCGAATTGCACGAACGCGGTGTGGGTCGTTCCTGGATCGAGTGAGATTATCATTTTTTAGTGCCCTTGTTTTGATTTTGTCTGCTGGCAATGCGAGAACGTCGCAAATGCCTTGGAATGCTTTTGATCGGATGAAATGAATTGCTGACTCCCTATCGAGTTCCTGCGCTTCGTTCAACTGCTTGCTCAAAAATACCTTCTCGCTTTGAAGGTCGGCAACGGCCTGCTGAATCATTCCGCACAGAAGGCTGCGGGTAAACTCGCATTCGGCGTCATGTAGTTCTTCGGCGGTCACTAGCGGCGCTCCCTGCGGATTTGGCGGTTCATCCACCATTTGCGAGCCTGTTCCATCTCGCAGGTGGCTTTTATGTTGCCGATTAAATAACCGGCGATGAATGCACAACAAGTGCAGATTCCAAATAGGGCGAGAAATGTTAGTGGTTCCATATATTTAAAAAATTAGAGTGGGAGGTTGTCGATGCTAGTGCGAACGCCGTCGATTAGAATTTCTGCGCTAGAGTCGTCTTCGTGGCCCTCGGCGTCTTCTGCTGCCCATACTAGGCCACCTGACTCTGCCCAATTTCTACCGAGATCGTAGTCTAGGCACGCTGCAATATCGTTGCTGCCGCCGATTGTCCGGCTTGTTCCGTCTGTGAATTTGATTTCGATTTTCATTTGGTGTTTTCTGTTTTGGTTTCTATCGTTGGGAGTCATTCCCTTTCGATGTGCAAACTCTCATTCATCTCCTCCAAGATGAAAAGAAAAAAATTCGCGAAGTGCGAAAATAATTTTTGAGAAAAGTCTTTACATATGCGCTCATCCAATGCTGGAGCGCGTCTGCGGCTTGGATAAAAACCAAGTCACATAATAAAATCTAACTAGATCGGGCGGTATAAATTAACCTCGCGAACGCCTTGATTTGTCCGTATTGTTGCCTTTTTTGTTTCAAGAATCCCTTTTCCAATCGCAGTTTCAACTCGGCAAGAAACAGCTGCGATGGTCAATTTCGACTCCTCGGCAATAGTGCGAATGGTCTTCCAGCCTTGCTTGAAGAGGTCTTTCTCGCTTTCGACTTTTGTCGAATCGTAGAAAGCCGCCCAGGCTTTTTCTAAATCGGCAACAGCCACGGTTGATTTATTTTTCGCTCGCATAGGTTGATGTTTATTGAGTTGTCTTTGTAAAAGCCGTAGGCGAAGCCCTGCGACCAAGCGAAGGTGGCGCGGCGAGTCGAAGCATATTCCATATCAAAACGCGCAAGCATTCCGGTGCAATATCCGCTTGCCCCGTCGAGCGTGCGAGCGCGTTCCCAGCCGACTCGGTGTAGGTGAGCCAGTATACATTGGCCGTATGTCTCCGCATGATCGCGGATGGCCTGCACGTTATACATATAACCGTGCAGGAACTTCGTTCCGCCTAGCTCGTAAAAGCTCCGAATATGGTATGGATACAGCCGCGCTTTTAGTTCCTTCGCGGTCTTCTCGATGGCTTGGATGGTAAGCGTAGCGGCGTGAGCCGCGAGCGCGTTCGGTGATGACGCGAGCTTGTAGAGCCTAGCCTCATGGTTGCCGTATAAAATATGTTGCGGACGTAGTTCGTGCAGGAAATCGAGACCGCTGGAAAGATCGTCGCTGATGCTCGCGGCGCGGTCGCTTGAGTTCGTGTCTGAAATAGCGCCGGAGCGGAAAGCGGCTAGGTCAAGGAAGTCTCCGAGGTGAATTGTCGTGTCGGGCTTCCAGCGGTCTTTAAACGTCAGCACGGCCTTGCGAGCCTCGTGGTCGATCTGATCGCCATGCGAGCACCCGACCGCCATCCATTTTTTCCAGCCTTTCATTTTAGCTCTGGAATGTTCCGTTGGCTACGTTGTTCCCATATCCATGTGCGAACGGCCTCTATCGTGTCTTCGTCGAGTTTTGCAAACTCTCCGCATTCGTGCTTTAAGGCGCTCCGAAGCTCTTGATCTATGTCATCCACTAGGATCAAAATATCAAGCGCCTTACAGGCCACCTCGTGCTCGTATCGCTCGGTCTCGTCAAACTCAAGTGTCATTTTCATGCCTCTTCGTCCTCCTCTTCTTCTTCTTCTGCGTCTGGAAATAAAATACTGAAAGAGTCTCCTGCGAGGCCTTCGACGGCGTATTTGTTTCCGAAGACAAACTCACCGTGCATCGTCTCGCCTGCTTGCTCCCACGATACAATGGCGAGGCCACAATCGTAATGCTCCGACAAAAGCCGCTTCGCTTCTGCGAGTGCTTCCGTGCGCTCCGATTCAACCGTCGGTTGTCTCTTTTTTTTCAAGCGAGGACGTCTATTTTTTTAGATACTCGGTTTCGTAAATTGGCGAGCATATCGCGCTCGGTCATGCCTTTCGCCCATGCTGGACGTAGCTGATAGTGCGGTTCGTCAACAAATTTCCAGTCTCCGCCCCATTCTAGGCCGAGGCTTTTGCCTAGCGTGCCTAGCTCATTGTAGAGCGGATGTTCTCCGCAATACTCTTTGCCGCGAAAAATGCCAATGTCGAAAGCGATGCCGAAGTTGTGATTGCTGTGACCGGCGGCGGCGTTCGTTACCTTTTTCCCTGGCGTTGTGCGGCCCCGCGCATAGAGCGCATCCTGTTCCATATACGATCTCGTGCCGCTGATGATCTTAACGTCACAGCCCACCTTTGC